GATTAACTTTTGGATTACTTGGAAAAGATTCAGATGAAATAGCAGCTGATGCTACAAAAAGAAAAGGTAGTGTAACACCTGCGCAAGTAGCAGCTGTTACACCTGGAAATACATCCGTAACAACTGCGGCAGCTGCATCTGAAAAATGGATGCAAAATAAGTTAACTTATATGAGTGGTAACTTAGAGAGAGTAGTTGATAGAACTCATAAAACAATGTTAGCTACTCAAGCAACATCACAAGATTTAAAAATAATGAGTGCAAACACAATAGCAATACTTAACTTAACTAAAAATATAGAAGCACTTACTGCTGCAACTTACGAAGGTAATGGTAATGCAGTTAGATTATCATTAGATGGTAAGGTTTTATCTCAATCTTATGTGAAGTATAAAGAAAATACTAAGGGAGACCAAAACAATAAGTAATAGTATTATTTTATAAATTTTCAATAAAGATATTTATACTAAATAATAGTATATTCTAAATGGCAACAATTAAAGATTTATTTAATAAACAAAATAAAGACCTTTATGGACTTAGTGGTAAAGCCATTATTGAAAGTAGAGGATTAATAAACCCACCAAGAGGTGCTGCATTACTTACATCTTCTCCAAATGCATTAGCTGATTTAATTGGTAATCAAATAGGAGGAGCTCTTAAAGGTTCTGCAAATAGACCATCTGATACTATATTTAAAAATAATACACCATTCTCAAAACCAATTTCTTTAGGTAAAACGAGAAGAGGATTGCAGGATGCGATTGAAGCTGATTCAAATTATTTTATAAAAAAATCACCGGCTCCGGCATCTATATTTGCAAAAATACAACAAGGTGGTTCAACAGTAGCTGGAACAGCCGCTAATTTAGCAATAGGTGCTTTAAACAAATTTGGTAGCAAAAAAGGATTAAAGGATTTAAAAAAATTAAAAGATTCTATAAAAAATTCAGAAAATAGTGAACTTTACGGACCAAAATATTCCGAAGGTAGAACTCCAACTGATATTAAAAAACAAGATAGAGTATTTACTAAATGGTATAAGGATAAGGAAGGCAAGTTAAAAGAAAGAACAGCCGATAATACTACTTGGGATGAAGGAAATGATTTAGCACTTAATACGGAATCATTCCCATCAATGGATGCATATGAAACCGAATTAAAGCATCATAAATTTGCTAATCAAACTTGGGTAACTATTAAAAAATATGGTACAAATGAGATAATACCATTTGCAGGTTCAATTAGTGGAATTAACGAAGATATCGTTCCTGAATGGACTAATTTTAAATACGTTGGTTCTCCATTTAATGTTTATAGATACTCCGGCGTTGAAAGAAGTTTAAAATTTGATATGAAATTGTATTATACTACAATGGATGAAAGAGATGTAATGATAAAAAAATTAAACTATTTAAAATCATTAGCTTTTCCATATGATTTAGAACTTTCTGCAATTAAATATGAAAACTCTCCAAACGCAACTCCTATTGCATTTTCTCCTAATTTAATTAATTTAAGTATAGATGGATTATACAAAGATGTATTTGGATATGTAGAATCTCTTTCATTTAGTATAGATGATACAACAAGTTGGTCTAACTTTAATCCTTATATGGAAGATGGTGTAGATAATAGAATATATCCAACGGTTGTGAATGTTAGTTTTGGAATGAAAATTATTGAAAACCATTCAGTAGATAAAGGAACTGTTACAAAATACAAATATAATTTTGATGGATATGAATTTTTAGATGAAAATAAATCTAAAACTTCTCAAATTGAATTAACAAAAGAATCTAAGAAATAATGGCAAGTAGATACATTTATAGTGAAATATTAAAAACAAAAGAAACCAAAAAGCAATATTTGGAATCAACTATATATCCTAGAATAAAAGCTACTGATACTGATTTTTATATTATTTCAGAACAAGGGGATAGATTGGACATATTATCAAAAAAATATTATAATGATTCAACATTATGGTGGATAATAGCAACTGCTAATAATTTAAATGATGCTACCCTTTCAATTGAACCTGGTATACAACTAAGAATACCATCCGATGTGTCTACAATCTTAAATGATTTACAAAAAATAAATAAATAAAGTTATGGGATTTCCGTATTTATCTCCTCTTAAAGAATGGACGGTTAAAGTTTTAAATAAGAGAGAAGAAAATCCACAACTTCTTTCATTAAGAATGCCATTTGTAATTTTAGTATCAGGTGCTAAAGTTGTAAAATCTTCTGCTAAAAAGCAAAGTTCAAAAGAAAGAACAGAGGAATTAAAGAAAATTTTAGGAAACGAAGGTGAGGGATATAATGGATGTATTATTTCAAATCAGAATGATATATCATTAAATTACCAAACATCGGAAACTATTGTTGGTATAGATTTTACAGGCAAACCTATAAAGGTAGAAGGTGAAACAAATAGAAGAATATCAACTCCCATTATTGAATCATTAGAAATAGATACCGATGGTGCAAATAATACTTTAAAAATTGCTAGATTAAAAGTTAAATGTTTTTCATTAAAGCAATTTGAAATGTTTGAATTGTTTTTTTGTAAACCTGGTATGAACTTATTAGTTGAGTATGGTGATAGTTCTATTAATAGAATGAGTGAGCCAGGTAAATTTAATAATATTACGGAAGCACTTATACCAAAAGGTAAAACAAACAATTTATCGGCATATGAATCTTTTTGTAAAAACTTTTCAAAATATTATAGAGCCGATTTAGAATCATTAAGAGCACTTCAAAAAACAATTGAAAAATCAAATGGAAGTTATGATTTAGTTGCTGGAAAGGTAGTAGATTATTCATTTTCAATCGAAGGAAATGGAATCTATAATGTAGATATTGAAATCAATCAGGGGAATCAAATATCATTAGCTATACCAATAAATGTAAATAGTGGTACATCTGCAGGAAAAACTCCTGCAAAAGATAATCCAAATATATTTGAACAATCTAAAAATAGTATTGTTGCTGATTTCAATATAGATAAAAAAATATTTGATGAAGCTCTTCAAAAATATACAAATCCATCAAATGATTGGAAAAATGATTTTTTTAACTTTGGTAAGGTAAATAAAGAAAAGAAAGATGAAACAGCATCGACAGAACCATATTTAAGTTTTAGATTTATATTGAAAGTATTATGTAATATATCAGTATCAGCTGGTGGGTTAGATGAAGCATTTTTTAAATTCCCTTTACCATCTTACAAATTAAGTGGTAAGAATACTGAAATAATACCTATTAAAATTCATAAAAACATTTTAGCAAGTTCTGATGAAGTTATATTTCCAAACAAAAAATTACCAAGAATAGATGCACCAACAAAACCAAAAGGTAATACTAGCTCTGAGGCAGATAATCAATTTAAATTAAATGAAAAAAATACAATAGATGCTAGTATTAATGGGTATTCTTTAGAATTGGATTCTGACCCAATTTTAGAAAAAGTAGAAAATCAAAATATAACAATTCAAATAGATGGTGATTATAAAATAGGTAACGCCTTAAATATATTTGTAAAATACAAAAGTGTATTAGAAGCTTGGAGAAAATCATATACAAGAATTGATTTTATTACAAAAATTATAAATTTAATTAATTCAAATGGATATGGCTTATATAAATTGGTTTATGCATGTCCGCAAGATACAGCACCAGCTAGTTTAATTGATTACAAATTGATTAATAAAATTGATAATACTATACCATATAGATTCAAACCAACTACAATTAGTTCTATTGTAAAAGATTTTAGTTTTAATTTTGAAATGAGTAATTTGGTAGCAGGTAGAAGTATATTCAATGCTCAAAAATTTATGAAAAACATAAAAAATGCACAAAAAGATGAACATGGTGAAATAGCATTACCGGATGAAGCATATCAAAGTGTAGATTATTCTATGTTTAGTAATTCAGATGGATTTTATTCAATTAATAAAATTGATTTAAAAGCAGTTACTGATACTGTACAAATTGCAGTAAGTAAAGGAGTAATTAAAGAAGGTGGTACTCCTGAAAAAATCGAAGAAGGGCAAGCATCCAATCTTACCCAACTTATACAAGAAAAAAGTACAAAGTTTAAATTACCAAATGGAAAAATAGAAACTTTGATTTTTAATGATAATAAATTTATATTAGATAAGATAAATAGTGAAGAGCAATCTACAAATAGTACATTAACACCAATCGAAATAACAATAACAATCGATGGTATGAGTGGATTTAATTGTGGTGAGTATTTTCATATAGATGGTGTGCCGGAAATATATAATCAAATTGGAGTATTTCAGATAACAAACACTAAACATAATTTAGATAAGGATGGTTGGAATACTATAATTGAAGCTGGATTTAGAATAAACAAAAAATAATTAGTATGTATAAAGATGTAGCTACAAATTCGAATATATTTACAATTCAAATACCAAATACAATTGTACCTACTCCTACTCAAAATGATTATGAGATAGGATTTATAGATAGATACTTTACTCAAAGAGCAAATGATGCAAGTGGGTTCGTATTTGAAGTATCAAGTGATGTATTCGATGAATTGGTTGAAAACGCATTTTGGAAAACTGTAAAAATAAAATGGAGATTGGTAGGACCAATTACTCCATCTTATAAAGAAGATAATACATTAAACGATGTAGGTGTTATGGCATCAAACAAAGCATCCATATCATTGGGTTCAGCTATTATTAAAAATATAGACTTATATTTACCAAATTTGTTACAATTTTATAAATAAGTTTTGTAATATCAATTTTTTTTATTATCTTTGTACTCTATGAACCTAATAGAGTCAAACAACGATTTACAATTACTCAATCCAAAGGATGTTACATTAGTAGTGCCTGTTTGGAGTTCCCCAAAGGGACATGAGTTGATGTTTCCTATTTCGTTTGTATACATACGAACCAAAGATACGGATTTTATTTTAAATTTCCAACACATAGATGCCGGTTCGGTTTCACAATTTCCATTACATAAAATTTGTAACGAAAATACTCTTGTTTTGGGCAATCGTTATATTCAATCAAAAGGATTGGATTATGAGTGGGTTTACTTCGAAGAGTATGGTAAGTCGTTCATATTCAATGAGTTCGCTGTTGAGGTTTTCAAGGGGCATAGAAGCGATTATATAGAACTCAATGACTGTATCCCTTTGGTGAAATGGTATGAGGTATTAAAACAAATTCCTGATATCCAAAATCGACAGAGTTGGTATCGTATTTATTCAGATTCTATTAAAGAACTTGGGAGGCTGGAGGGGGCTGGGGTACAAGTCGAAGAGGAAAAATTTATTGATAGTTTTAACTTTAGCCAAGCGTACATTAAGGGGAGTAAGGTATACACACAATACAATCCATATACAACAACGGGTAGACCTTCCAATAGACATCTTAACGTAAACTATTCGGCTCTCAATAAGGGAGATGGGAGTAGGGAATTATTTATTAGTAGATGGGATGGTGGTACTCTTCTTCAATTCGATTATGAATCATATCACATTCGTTTGATTGCCAAATTGATTGGATACGAATTTCCAAAAGGGATTACTGCTCACCAACACTTAGCGGATTTATATGGAACGGATTATGAAACGGCAAAGAAG